CCTTATTGTATTTTATATATTCATCGAATCCACTATTTTCATTACAAAAATATTCAAAGTTTGTCCAACTTTGTAACTTATCAGGTTTGGCTCTACTTCGATAACAGCTACCTCTCATTGGGCAATTTTCACTACTACACATTGTAATATCTGGCATATAATTTATTCCCTCACATATCCTTAATTTTTACCTTTAGGGCTTCTAATTCTTTGTACCTATCAGATTCATATTTAGTATGATCTTTTACAATCATATGCGTCTGTTCATTACAAATTAATTCAATAAGTAATTTCCTATTATGTTTTGTCAAAAAATCAATTTTAACATCTGACATCTTATACTTATCCATATTTTTACCTCACGATGTTTCCATCTAATTCTTCACATACCAATGTTTTGTGCATCACACCATCATCAACATTTGCATGTGTTTTTATCATTTTCGTATGACTAATACTATATTCTCTATTTCCAACTGTTACTGTTATAAATTCATCTGGCTTAGATAATAATTCTCTTGCAACCATATGGCTTGTATTTAATCCATTAAAAAATATTTCACTCACCCTCTTCCTATCTCATGTAAAAATCCTTTATGTATTCGCACATATCCATTGCGCATGATTCAACTCTTGTAAAACAACATTTTAACCATGGATGGATTAAGTTATAATCCCCTCGTTCATCATAAGCAATCACAGGAATATTATTTTTCCACGCCTCATATACTTCAATCACTGATCCAATACTTGTATTTAATCCATTTGTATTTACAATAACAATGTCACTGCCACGAACTAAGTTTAGATCAAATTTCATAACCTCTTGTTCGTTTTGATGTCTTGGTTCTTCAAAATTGAAATAATCACATGGAGAAATAACATTAGTTTTATAATTTGCCATATCTGAATATTTGTCCAATTCTGCTGTTACAAATTTTCTCCATGTTGTTTGTTCTTCTATACTTAATCCCGCCATTTTACCAGCTAAATAAATTGTTAAGCCATCATTTTTCATTTGTACGCCTTTCTATAATGAAACAATACGCTATTTACCACGTCATCAATATTCTCATCAAAGTTGTTATAAACAATCCTGTTAGCAAGACTTTCTGCATCTTTAAAATCTGATATATCAGTTTTGATACGTCTTTCAGCCTCTTCTTTTTTATCTCCACGAGCAGCTAATCTTTTGTTGATAGTTGAAATATTTGAATATAAATAAATAACAGTTACATCATATCCTAGTTTTTGAATATCTCTGATACCATCAGGTGTAAGAATAATTACAGAGTTTTCGTCTGCTTTTTCATAATCTTCTTTTGCTGATCCATAATACCAAATACCTTCAGTGGTAATGTATTTCTTCCATTCTGCAAAAAAACCATCTTCAACTTCCTGCAAAAAATCTTCTTCTGAAATATAATGATATGTAACATCAGGAATTTCATCTTTACGCATTGGTCTTGTAGTATAAGTTACGACACTATTAAATCCATGGTTTTTTACTAGCTTATCTCTCACCAATGTTTTCCCAGATGCAGTTCTTCCCATTAAAATAAGCATTATAAATTCCACCTTTCATCTAAAATCTGTACAATGTGTCCATCTTCAATGACAGCCGTTTTACTTTCCGTAAAATCTCCGTTTAAGAAGTCACTAATTCTAATGCTGTCTAAGTCAATAACCTGCGAATAATTCATGTTTATTCCTCCACAATCTTATATTTGCTGCAAATTTCGTTGAATCTTTTGATATAATCCTCATTATCGGTATTAATTACTACCGTTACAGGATTCATCGAAATTCCAATCATTCCTAAATACGACTTTGCATCAACAATACGTCTCCCATGTTTTCCATCTACATCACATGGAATTTGTGTCCAGATTTCCATTACAAAATTATTTAAGTCTGTAGGACTGTCTAAATTTAAAGTAAATTCTGTTTTCATTGTTTTATTCTCCTTCTTTATCTGATTTGTCGCTAATTTTGCATATTTCCAGTCACATACATCATCAGAATCTTCAGCACTCCAAGATGTTGCACCCTGTTCCCATGCATACACTAATCCATTTTCATATTTTGCAAAATATCTATGAATCCAAGTACATTTTTCAGTTACCTTAACCAAAATCGGTGTATCAACTGGAACTCTACTCC